GGTAGCACCAGTAATTTTAGCTTGCAAATATTTCTTTACGCCAAATGGAATGCGAGCTGCGAACACAGACCCTGCTGCAGCTGCCAATGTGTATGTACCCAATGTTACAGGGGAAGCCATGTCAGCCGTATCAGAAGTAGTAAGTGTTACTGTTGCAGCCGCAGACAATGCTTTTGCTACATTGCCTACGATGAAGCATTGTTCGTAGGCATCACCGCCAACAGATACTACATCACCAGTTGTGCCTTTAGCCAAATCAGATTTATAAAAGAATGCATTCTCTTTATCCAAGATCATATTGTTTCTCCTTTTTAGTAATAACCCCACCCCCAGTTAAGGGAGTGGGTATAGTCTTACATTTAATACTATCGAACTTGTGCTTCAGTGTTAATGAGAGCATCTACACGGCGTACAGGAATGCCGTCAAATTCGGTTGTAATCTTACCACCTTCGTTGCCTTCAGTGATTTGGTACTTATGCGCATTGTTCTTTTGTTTGCGCAAGAAGGTGCGAACTTGGCGGTTCATATACCAGCAAGCACGGCCTGCGTTAAGGTTAGGAATAAGTTCTTCAGCGGTTGTCATCAAGTCGATGAGGTCAGCACCTGCGGAAGCATCCTTAGTCAATGCGTTCACATCGATGTTAGCGATACGAACTACATAACGCCAGTCACGAACTGTGAGACCCAAATCCCATTTGTAGTGAGTGCGGTAGCCTTCATAGTTACCACCATTAGCATCTTGAATAGTTACTTGGCCTTTATCGTCATGTTTCAAGCCAGCAGTAGACCCTTTAGGGAAGATGCCGTGTACTGTGTTAGCACCCCATACAACGAGGTAGATAGATGTAAGGTTAGCAGTCCCTTTTGCATCCAACACATTCTTAGCCGTTTCTGCTTTCTTAGCATTCAATGTGTTGTAACGAGGTGCGAGGCCTACGAACTTTTCAGGGTCTACGGAAGTATCGCCGTAGAACAAAGTCTTAGCCATTTCTTGGTTCATGGCTTCCAAGAATGCCATATCTTCAGACAAGCGGAAGGAAGAAGTGTTGCCGTTAAGGTCAGCCAATGCTTTATCCACTTCTGCGTAAGCTTCCAACATACCGCAAGTATCAGTGATTTGTGCAGTCTTGGATTTAGAAGGTTGTACACCATAGTTAAGCAAACGCCATGTTGCTTGAGGCAAACCAGTCCGTACAGTTGTCTTGTTACCAGTAGGAAGGTTACCTTCTTTCATAACCATATCTGTTAAAATTTCGTTGTTTTCGGTCAACAATTCAGCGATAGCGCCAATCTTGTTGTCCTCAGTGCGAGATGCCACATCCATAAGTGTAGGGCGTTGTTCTGCAATAATTCCCATTGTTCAATTTCTCCTTATTATTTGTTACCACCATAAAGAATGTCAGCAGCCGTTTGTGCGCTGCCTAAGCCATTTGTGTCATGCCCTCTATCCTCGGATACCAATTGTCCGATTTTAGCAAAGGCACGAACTACTTCTACTCGGTTACCCAATCCATTTTCATTGAGAATCTCACGAATGTTAGGAACAACTCGTTCGAGATATTCCACTGCCGTACCACATTGAGCAATAGTGTCATCAAAGGATGCACCTAACTCCTTTCGTGTGGCATCGGCCCATTCTTGAGATTGTTTAGCCGCTTGCTCTTCTTGGTATTGAACGGCTTGGTTAGCAATCTGTTGTGCATAACCAACACCATATTTAGCAATCGCAGAGGCTTGTTCTTGCGTTGCCCCTACAGATTTCAATACATCAGAAAAGCTTGCTGCCGTTTCAGCATCTAACTGATCACCAACGGCTTCAGAGAAATCATACTGTTCGGGCACAGTTGGTGCAGGTGTGCTAGCAGTTTCTTCCGTTGCCGTAGTGTCGCTAGTGCTTTGTTGTTCAACTTCAGGTTGGTTACCATCTTGGGCGGAATCAGTGTCAAGTTGACCGCCCAGCAAAGTATCTTCTGCCATTATTGTTCATCCTTCTTTTGATTAATTAGTGTCAGCCATTCAATCTGTTGATTGGCATATTCCATTTCAGCCTGTTGTTTCAGCTTAAGGCCATCAAGTCCTAAGCTTTCAATTTGTCGCAACACATGGATACCAATAGCTCTCTTGCCTTCTCGGTAGAATGTTTCGCTATTGCCAGTAAAGGACTTGGCATTAATGCCTGTCGCATCTAATAGCCGTGTAATGAACCATCGACCAGTCTCCGTGGCCATGATAGCCCTAATCGATTGCTCGTCCTTTTCTCGTTGCTTGTATCGCATGAGTGCGTTATTCGTGTTCTGTTCAGCCGTTACATTCGCTTTTGTCATCTACATACCTAACCATTCTTGTAATGCAGGGTTGCCATCATTAGCCGCCTCTGTAGCCACCTTAGCAGCTTGTGCCATTTGAGGTGCTGCTTGTGCCATTTGCATAGCCTGTTGTTGTTCCTGTGCTTGTTGCTGAGCTTGTTGTTGAGCTTGCAAAGCTTGTTGGAACTCTTCATCAGACTTCAGCATAGGAGCTGGCGCACCCAAGCTATTAGCATAGATGTTGACCGCTTGTACAAGGTCTAGCTTGCCTAGGATAGATTGGTCAAACTGTGCTGCGTTAGCCACGAATCCAAGCAACTGCTCGATATTAGTGAGCGAACTCATTTTCTGTGCTTGGGCCAACGGACTGATGTACTCAATCTTTACATCAGCATCAGCTAGTTCTTGAGCCAATTCATCAGGCAGCTCAGGGAATATCCCTGCCCTATCCAAGATATTGTAGGTGCGTTCGATGATTGGATTCAACCACTCAGATAACAATCGTTCGACCACAGGTCCTAATTGTTGTAGCTTTTCTTGAGACCGCTCCATGACCTCTCTAGCAGTCATTTGACCACCTTCGATTTGGTCAATCATCATAAACAAATCCGCTGAGTAGAATCGCTTGATACGGTCTTCTGTCTCACGAATCTTGTTCATAAGCGATGCGGTATCAAGCCGCACATCGAATAGAGGCTTAACCATTTCACCTGTGTCGCTCTCAGTGATGCCACCAGGGAAGAGGTTAACCTGCCCCATAATGCCACTTGGTGCTTGCATAGGTGGTTTAACACCCAACTCAATTGCCATAAGATGGTCATATTCAAGCTTTTGTAGCATCCGTGCATCATCTAATGCAAACCATGCAGCACCCTTGCCATAGGCTTCATGACCCACCACAGTGTATCGAGCCACAGGGACTGGGAACTCTTCAAAGCCACCATCATACAATGCTCTATCAGTCTCTTGCCCCTCTACCCAGTAGACTGAGCGATAAGGCATATTAGAGCGACCAATTTCGCCAATAGTCCGTTCACTGTTTGGCTCAACAAGCCAATTCACAATGAATGTCTGATTATAGCTACTACTGGACTTGAATGCATTTAGTACATTCAGCGGACAATTGTCAGTTCCAAACTGTTCTACCAATTGCGAGGCGGTCATTCTAAACCGCCGTGCGAATGTACTAATTTCACCATTTGCACCTGCCTCAAGAGCATATGTACCAATTGTGTATGGAACATAGCGGACACCATACTTAGGATCTGTAAAAATCCCCATTGGTGCTTGCCCATATGGAAGCTCCGTGTAGCAACTAAATGCCGTGGTGTAGAAGTTGGACTTAGCTAGTACTGCTTGTAGTATTTGTTGCCGTTCATCCAATACCTTAGCCACATCACTATTAGCAGCCATTTGAGCATTATCCATGGTCAGATTAAACCATTGGCGACTGGGTGGGGTTAAGCCACTCATGACACCTGCAGCAAATATTTGGCAAGCTTCCCAGGTTGTCGAGTTGTAGATTTTCCCCGTCTTATTCTTAGCCAGGTCTTCCTCATCATCGAATATGCCGATATGTGGCAACTCATACTGCTTGATGTCTTTCCATACCTTCTCGTATCGTTGCCGTTTTTGCATCAGAGAACTAAATCGTTGCCGTAACTTAACATAATCACGAGCAACAGGCTTTTCCTTTTTGTCAGTCTTCTTTGACTTTCCCAAAATCGTGTTAGCCATATCCGTTACCCTAATGTCCGTTTAGTGTCTTGCCCTGCATTACCCAAGATAGTTGCATCAGAAACAGTGGAATCAAATCCTCGTTTCTTCTTCTTTTGTCCTGCAGCAAGGCTATCACCTGTTTGACCACTATCAGCTACTGCCGTAGGTGTTGGGTCAGGTACTTTAATAGCAGCAGGTGCAGATGCACCACCGAATAAACCTTTACTCATTAGGCACTCTCCTTTCCCTTATAAATACTAAAAAGGCTGATAGTCCGTATTGGCTACCAGCTTCCTATTTGTGGCACTCACACCAATGTGCTTTCGCACAGGCGTTGCGAATGTAAGTGCCGCCGCATCCGCCAAGTCAGGGGAGCGACCGCATCGTTCTTTCATTTTGTCTTTTGCTTCTAGCAGGATTCTGCCTTTAGCATCGTATCCATACTCAGGCATAGCGAGTTCAGCGCATAGCTCTTCATCATCAGGTAATGAGCCACCACCTCTTAGCCATTGAGCCATGGCATCCCACATCTCAGCTCTTCGGTTTGTGTACTTGCTATCCTTAAGGGCCTTGCCACCAAATGGTATCTCAGACACTCTATAGCCAAGTTGTCTTAACCTATCGATAACACCTTCACCTCGACCTGCATCAATGAATACCGCATCAGGTTTATGCTCGTTGATTTCACGAGCAATGATGTCAGCTAGCCTCATATTATCAACGCCACTGAACACCAACGGCTTATGCATGGATAACCCCTGCCGTCTCACGATAACTGATCTATCGCTACCGAACCGAGCCACATCGACACCCAACACAACAGGGGCTTCTAACATATCATTAGGCTTTATCACTGTTGCTCCACCATCGCTGATTAGGTCAATCGGAATCAACACATTGAATGCTGATGCGGTGAAGTCACAATACAACTCTTGCCTTATCGCATCCTCACTCATCGATGCTTTCATATCAGCGATTTCATCATCAGGTATCAACTTAGATTCTGATACTGTGAACTTACAGGTATACCAATCAGGTTCGCTTACCCCTCTTTGGTACATTTCGTAAAAGGCATTTTGTCCTTTCGGTGTGCCAATAAATATAGCCCAGCCGTTACGATCTGATAGAGACGGACGAATAACTTCGTTCCATACTTCAGGTCTAAACTGTGCATATTCATCAAGTATCACTCCATCCCAGTAAGCACCGCGCAAGCTATCAGGGTTATCAGCACCCTTTACATATATCCTTGCCCCTTGCCGATTCTTATGCAGTGTAGGCAACTCAACATATAGCTCCGATTCATTCACAATCCGATTAGGAATCACGGATGTATAGTACTTGAGGTATGCCCAAGCTATCTGCTTAGCCTGAACACGGAACGGAGCGATATACGCATATTGAGGGCTAGGCAGTGAACACATTAACGCCATCTTGATAATGTGATTAACACTGCCAACAGTCTTGCCAAACCGCCGATGGGCTACAATCACCGAGAACCGATGTGACTCTACCCCTTTGTGGATTTCATTCTTCCAAATGGGGCGTGGCTTGTATGGGATTGTTATGATTTCGCTACTCATCTTCCCACTTGAAAGCAATGTTAATTGCTCCACCATCAGCACCAGTTACCTCAGTCATATGTTTAGGGTTATACCGCTTATCAGTCTTTTCTTTGAACCACTTAGCAGTATCCTTATCCCCTTCCTCGATGCTATCAGCAATAACCAATTGAGCCTTTGTTGATAAGGCGTTCTGCCATATCTCAACTTTATTGGCAAAGTCTTTATTGTTGTTCTTCCAATCATAGAAGGTGGAGTTATCAATCCCTGCGAATCCACAAGCACTGATAACACTTACGCCACGGCTTAAGTAGTACTCCAGCTTTTCCAATACCTCTTTTGTCATTTTCGTAGGTCTTCCGCCCACATCTTTAACTTTCTTAGGTCTACCCATTACTTACACACCCCCTTTCAACGCACGAAAAAAGCACCACCTATAATCAGATAGTGCTTGTTGAGAATATTATCTTGCTTTTGTTGTATATCCACGGAGATATATGCCATTTATTGAGAACTTAAATCAACACCATTGTTAAACATGATGCTTCGTGTATCAGAAAACGATTTGCATTTCCCTCGCATTCCTATCACGATTTCATTAGCAATGCATTTACCTTTGCTATTGTTCATGCATTTACTGTCATGACAGGTGATTGATATCAGCTTCTCTTTCATATATCCCTCGTAGTTAATTATGGCGGATGGTGGTGGATTCGAACCCTCGCACGCAACGCACTTCGTTACGCCTACTGCTTTAGCAGAGCAGCCCCTTAAGCCTCTTGGGTAACCATCCATGTACAGGCAGTTTTTGTCATACCCAGGACATCCATAGTAGTTCCAATCGATGAGACTTATCGCCCCATCAACATTTCCTACTTTATAGGCTTGGATGCCATCCCAGTTCATTTGCCCCACTGGTCAGAGCAGAAACTCTCCTTTATCGTGAGTGTTTCCTGACCCACTAGACATAGATATGTCATTGGCTAGCCGTTGCTATTATTGTCTAGCCCATTGATTCATGTGGTGGTACTCACTCTCGTGCCAAAAGAAATGTAACTATTTTCATGTTTCTAATCAATAATTTATATTTCTCATACTGTAATCTTTAAAAAATAAAACTATCGTGATAGCTAAGTAGCAAGAGCAAGGTGCAGACAAAATGTATTGTAATTAATCTCAAGATGAAAGGTATCTGCGCCACCGATTGTATAGTGATTGACTGTCGCCAATAATAGCCATACCAAGTGCTAAATCTTATTGTCTAAGCTTTCTATTAATCAGCTAAGTACAATTCACTTGGTAATCTTTACGATACTCAATACAACAAAAGCCCTAGCAATCAGCTAAGGGAGTTTTTTATGTTTTTTCTTTACTTCTTACAGCCTAAATTCTGATCCAGGGCTTTAGCGGCTAGTAAAATAAGGGCAATTTCCAAGGGATAGCAAATGATATTCTTAATAACCCGCCCCACTATAATAGCTGAGGCGGCCTTATCGTAAAAAAGGGTCAGCCAAAGGGTATTAAGGCCCAAATGAATAAAGATTGTAATTAAGAGTTCAGGTAGCAAGAGGTACTTGAGTCGGATAGGGCGGCCATGTAGGAAATACCCATAAATATACCCCACTAAGAATTCAGATAGGATAAACCCCGGGAAGAAAACACCGCCACCAAAGAGGAGCATACCAATAAAGCACGCAATTGCTGCTACAAGGCCAGCCAAGAGAGGACCGTAAAGATAGGCAAAGATAGCCACTGGCAAAAAGCCAAAGGTAATGTGAATAAAGGTAGTATGGATGGCAAATATATAGGAAAGGGCTATGGTAAGGCCGATAAAAACCCCCATCATGGCTATGTGTTTAGGCGTTAAATGTTTCATTTCCTTTGTCTCGTTCCCTATACCAAATACTATAAAACTTATATTTAACTAACAATTTCACTACAAGCAGAAGACAGGAAGGCAACCAATCATTCCTTCCTGTCTTTTATAATACTATATACTATATAAAAATGTTTATTACAGATAATCTTTCCTAGCAAGCAAGCTTTGCTCGAATATTTTTAGCAGCTTCTACCATGTTTTTAAGAGAAGCTACGGTTTCCTTATTACCCCGCGTCTTAAGGCCGCAGTCTGGGTTAACCCAGAGGTGTTCCACAGGGATCTTTGTCAACATGAGGCGGAGGGTCTCTTCGATTTCCTCTATACTCGGTACCCGAGGGGAGTGGATATCATACACGCCAGGGCCTACTTCTGTCTTGAAGTTATTAGCCAAGAGGCTATCGAGGATAGTCAACTTAGAACGAGACGCCTCAAAGGTGATAACATCTGCATCCATACCATCAATTTCCTTGATAATGTCTTCAAATTCACTGTAGCACATATGCGTATGAATTTGCGTTTCCACCTTAACCTTAGCATGGCAAAGACGGAATGCCTTGATGGCAAAGTCTAAATAGTCACTATACCAATCGGCTTTGCGAAGTGGCAATTTTTCCCGTAAGGCTGCTTCGTCGATTTGGATAATGCGGATACCAACAGCTTCTAAGTCCAACACTTCATCCCGGATAGCTAGGCCAATTTGATACATCA